AATTCAAATTAGAAAATCAAACCTCCAACTGAAACCGAATAATTCCCCTGGAGTATGAGACCAGTAGAATCTAGCCAGTGTATGTCGAGAGGGGGCCGAAATATACCGAAGTCAAAATCGTCGCCAACTGCTTGGTAAACCCGAAAAGTTGGATCAGTATAGCCGAAGGAGATCGAACCGGGGGAGGACTCGGTACACGAGGCCCAAACGGTGTCTCGTCGGATGAGGGGGAGAGCTAAGAAATTGTAGTTGGAAAAGAAAGGCACCATGATGTCGATCCAGTCCTTACCACTCGCGGTGGGAGCCAGTATCTCGTGGGCTCCGAGAAGGGATCCGTAGACCCCAGAAGTCTGCAGACGCGCAACAGGGGACGCCCCTGAAACGGTGATGGAACCAGCATGGTTGACCGCGCCATAGTCGACTGTTGGGTAGCTCTTGTGCCCGGTGATCCACAGCGGAACCGGTGTGAAGGTCACCGGATTAAAGATCTTTTCCGAGCTTGGTACAAAAATACGATAACGCAGGGAGCCAGCCCAGGCTGCGTAAAAGAGACTAATGATCGAGGCCGGATAGACACGGAAAGTGTAAACATGGGGGGGCACGCCCACATAGCTGGACTCAACATCTACCGAAGAACCACCACTGGCACGATCGCTGAGATGGACAGGTATCATACGGCGTGCAACATCTAGTAGATTGGCAACCCGGTACTCAAATTTCCGTCCCACGACCAGCTGGTCGGGGTGAGAATCCGGTTCGGGGGGAAGATCGACCAAGGCACCCTGGGCCACGTAATCCGAGGGGGTGGTGATGGTGGTGTCAAATTGACCTCCAGTAACGGACGGGAACGGACGGGGGCAGGCCACAACAGGATTTAACAATCGGCAGAAGACAAGAACATCAATCGAGGTGGAGACAGCCAACGATAGACAGCGCAGGGGATTTATGACATAGAAAGTTAAGTCCCCAATTCCGTACTTCTCGTAGTAATCCGGTAACACATTCAAGGCCCCATCTCTTGTCCGTCTGAACTCGGTGTTGGCCAAATATGGGATCTTTACAACGGCCTCGTCCTGATCTGAAAAATCGAGCACCTGGTTGTAATAAGATGTAGACTCGTCGTACGTGTCCACCGTATGCGCATAAGATATTGTAGCTCGAAGTCGTCCCGAGTGATAAGGAGTCTTTATGGCCTTGATAGTCAATTCAATGTCACAATGCCAGAAAAGAAACATATTCAGGAGAGCGACGGGGGCGGGAATCTGTCTCCGCGCCACGCCAAATTCTTGCCCCATAGATGAGTCGAGCTTGATGAGGGCTTTTTCCGCTCCGGCTAGATCGGAAACACTCCAATCGAACCGGGTCATGAGAAAAGGAAGCCCGACGGTCCACTTGATGGTCTGCTCCTCAGGATTGAAACAACTCTTATGAAACCGATCCATGGCGATGGGGTGTAATTCCATGGAGACTGTGGGCTCGAGACCTACGCTCTTGCTCATTCCAGAAAAGGCCGGAGCCACAGGAACCATCCCTGACGCGATCGGAGGGTTGTCGAGGGGCATTTCGAGCTGATTGGACTGCACCATGCCACTGGCTTCTCCGGACGACTCGATCCCGACTGAGCCTGCCACATCGCGGATGTCATAGTAGTAGTTCTGGTTGACGGTGGAATGCCCCTGACCTTGAGCTCGCCAAGATCGAACTTTGGGCGTATGGAACACAGAGTCGGGAAAGGAAGAGTAAAATGTCACAGTGACAGGCTCGCTCTCGGCGCTAGAAAGCGGGGAGTAAACTCCGATCACGAATGTACCAAGATCTCGCTGGTTGTGCTGGGTGTTAGGGGCGAGTCGCAGAAAGTCGGTCGGATAACGATATGGTATCTCGAGTTCCACGCTGTTTGAGAAACCAGGGCGCAGAAACACATGCGTGGTGCAAGGCCAGTTCTCGATGGGAAGGGAGTCGCCTTTTTCACTCAGAGGGTAAAAGAACACGCACAAAAGACCTTGTTGGAATGGATTGCCATTAATGCTGACGTGAAGGACACACTTACCCCTCCAGAACGTGTAATTCTGGAATGCCATATTCTGGACGTTAGAAGAGGACTCCATGGAGAGGAGACCTGTCGGGGCCGTGAAGGATTTGAGAATCGTACCCCGGGTGGCTGAAGTGGCCCACTGGACCGATCCTCGATAGATTTTGGAGTCCGCAGCGCTCTGCAGGCTGACAACCTCCGCTTCCATGGTATGATGCCATGGGACTGGGCGAGCAAGAGCGGCGGCGTGCACTTCAGGCCGGCCAGTGTCGGTCAAAACGCCCGCTGTCTGACTCTCGTCCGGAGGCGGTATCTCGGAGGCGGGCTGTACGTCACCTTGCGCAAAATAGCCCCGCAGAGGATCTTGCGACTCAAATGTCAGGCCAGACCGAGTTGTTCTGTTGGCCACGTTGAGGCGGGCAGTAAGAGGCTCGGGCGGTTCGAGAAAGGGAATCTGAGACTGTTCGCTCGCTGCACGCAGAAGCTCGGTGAATTTGAGGTAATATTCATTCCCGTGCATTGAGGCGAACTCGCACATAATGTAAACGATCATACTGAGCGACTGATTGTGATCTCGTGTCCACTTTGGGGCCTCTTCGAGTATCTCCTTCTTCATTGCACCAACCCACTTGCCCTGAAACAGAACAGGGGATGTCCCCAGGAAGGTGATGCGAGTGAAATCTCGGAGTACTGAACCAGTCGTATCCTTTGTGTCCGATGTGTAGATCTGTCCAATTGTAGCCATAGACCGCGCTATCTCCTCGAAGGTCATGTTGGCCTCATCGCTGAAAGCGACCAGATGGTCATCACCAAGAGTCTTGATTCGCACGTGGCGGTCGAAGTTCAAAGCGGGGCGAAGAAAAGCAAACGCATATCGCATGTAGGCCTCGTTCACGAGACAGTTCACGAGACTGGTGAAGAAACAACCAGAAAAGTGACCATAATTCTGGTAAAATGCGATGTCGTTGATCTGCACGTAACCGGAAGTCTGGTGTCGCACAAAGGCGTCCCATGCATTCTTCGGAATACCCTGGATCTTAGTCTTGACAATAGCGCCGATGACATCATAAGCGACATCCCGGAAGGCCGGGTGCTGGTTGTTGTCAAAATTCTTATAGTCCCCGGCTAAAAAGTTGGATCCGACCTCAATAAGATAGGAATGGATTGCGTCCATGTCAAACGAAGTGGGATTTGCGCCAATGGTTGGGGGAATGGTGGGCCATGACTCGTTGATATTGATGGTGAGGGAGCCAAACCACTTGCGAAACACAACGTAGGACAGGAAGTCACCACAGTAGATCACGCGAGTCCGGGCTTCATCAATCTTTGATGGTTTGACAAGCTCGTCCTTCAAATATCCAATCCAATGACTGTGCCCTTTCCCGTTCAGAATGTCGCGTTCTACCGATTCCACCATGCGATCGAAGCCGTCCCTCTTGAGCAGTTCGGATCCGACGATGTTCACGAAGGATCTCTTGGTATTGTCCCGGTGGTAGACAAGTGGAATTCCGGGGGAGGTGTCGAGATCAATCGAACTGAGACGTCCGGGTATTCCCTGCACGGCTTCGTCGAGAGTAAGGATTCGCCCGGGAAACTGGAACTCCATTTTCTTATAGTTGGTAACCATAGCGGCTCGAACGGATTCCAAAATGAGGGGATCAGGGCGCGGCGGTATGAAGTTCAAACGTCGGATGTAATTTTCGACAGGATCGTGCCCACTACGGTTTCTAGGATCCGAACCCTCGAGAACTGAAGGTCCCTTGACTGGAGGTGGAAGATAAGGAGCAAGGGCTGAGGGCTCTAGACGAGTGGTTCTGGGTAGGAAAACCTGTTGTTCGGGGGGCAGGTGTTGGACCTCTCCTATCATGGATTGCGACACAAAATCCCCGTCGGGTACAGAAGGAGGGCTGCGGGAGAAGGCCTCGAGGACGTGCTCTTTGGTCAGGAGGACAGCCATTCCGTAGTTCATACCAGACATGTCGGTTCTTCCAGCGACATGCATTCCGACAAGGCGTCCCGCAAAAGGACCAGAACGCACTGTGACCATGGACCCACAGTCGCCAGGCTGTGTGTCGGCTTGATACACCAGAGCGTCCTCGAGAACGACCTGCTGATGCTCTGCTACATAGGTCCGATTGTGAGCGACGGATCCGGTGGCCATCAGATACTGAGGGACATTGCCGCGTATGGTGGTGATGGCGATAGGGGCTTCACTAAACATAACCACTTCTTCGCTGGAAAGCATTTTGTTTATCATGTTCGGGAACATGGGAGCCTTGGGCGACTCTAACTCCATGATGACCATGTCGTTATCCGCGTCCACCAGCATTTCTTTCCACACAACCGTGGCAGGGTAAGACGTGCCATTGGTGATGAGAACGACGTTTTTGACGGGGGCGGGCTTAATGTTCTTTTGAATCCCGTGGTAATACGTCATGATCCATCTCTCCTTGAGAGGAATTGCGATAAAGCGGTGTCCGTCTATGACTATCTCAACGTTAAATAGTGGGGCCTCGGACATTGCATCTTCGAAACGCTCCCAACGCCCTTTCTTCTTCTTCGCCTTCTGCTTTTTACTCCGCGGTTCACCAGAAGCCTGGGGCAAAAATTGCACCGGGGGATCACCATCCATGAAGCGACTGATTATAGCCCGTCCAAGGAGATAAATGCCGATGGTGATACCAGCAAAGCCGAAACCAGTGAGGATCTTCTTCCACCACGGCCTTTCCTCGATCTCGAGAGCGACCATGTCGTGATAGGTTGGAGTCGGAGGAGGCCGCCACATGCACAACTCCGGCGGAAGTTCTGGCAGTGTGTCAATATCGTCGAGCACGGTCATGTTTTCGGGGGGAACTGGATGTGCCACGGAACGCCGTCCTTGACTGACGAAACCAGTCATCCGCGCGAGATAGGTCCACAAATTGACGGGGGTGGTTGGTATTCCTTCCATTTCTGCGAGTGCTTTATGGAGCAAATCCATGGGATTATCGTGATCGCGCAACACGAGGTTGCTGGCGATAAGTTTTTCCATAACCTCGAGGTGCTGGGTGTAGACAAGATTGAGATGTTCCAAATAGGTTTTAAAACGCATCCCTTTAGAGCGTGGGATCTCGTTGAGCTCTCCGGAAAATTGCGGGGGAAGGACGTAGCATTCTAGCCAGGGGGCGCTCGTGATCTCATTGAGCGCATATGCTTTAAGATCGACCGTGTTGTTGCCGACCAACTTGGCGTCCTTAGCAAAACGCAGAGCGAGCACTTCCACACGACGGCGATGCAGGGCGTCAGTATCGATGTGGGGGGCCACAGGATACTCGTGATTGCTGATAGTGATCACAATATCCGGACGACAGTATTCTCCTTTTACACCGACGGTGGGGTCGTTCAGAGACGCGGCGGGGACCTGGAAATGGGCGCTGGAGGAGAGCTGAAGGTACTCGGTCGCCAACATTTCGGATCGAACATCACCCACCAGAAACTCATCGTAGATGATCACTTTCTGACCGTTGTACCCATCCCAGAACTCACTGTGGTTAGGACGGAAGTAGACGTCTGACGGGTTACGGCCGAGATGAGTAAGTAGAGTCCTCACCAAAAGGGTTTTTCCGACACCAGGGGGACCCGCCACGTGAAGGGTGAATGGAATGGGGCGATCGCGGGATGAGTTCTGAAATCGGAACATGATGCTATCTAAACGCATGAGGGTGGGTATCATCGTCATGACAGAGGCCCGCTCAGAGCCAGTCGTGTCCCGCAGAAGCCGCAGGCCGTTGGCGAGCTCGTGAGCCACGAATTGACGATATTGGGGTGACATCAACACGTCGGAAGTGGTGCTAAGCTTATTGAGAGCGACCACGGTGGAGCGCCATTGCGTAATCTGCTCCGAAAGGAGGGCGGCTGCACCGCCGAAGGTGTACTTGATGGACAATCGCAAGCCTTCCGGTAGCAGAAAATAGATCAGATCGAGCACATTACTGGCAATTCCAGCTGTGGTGAGCACCAGAGACAGATGGGTCAGACGATCGCGTATGGAGTTGATGGAATGGGGCTTCAAAAAGTAGAAAGCACCCACTAGAATCGTCATGACCGTCGCGAGGGGGGAGGACTCCTGGCCCGTGAATGCTCTTGCCATGGCGATAGTGCCAAAGGAGAGCCCGGTGAAGGCCTGCGCCGTTTTCCATGTAATACACCCGAAATGCACGAGTAGCATGAGAACGATGATTTCTAAGGTAGCTCCCACAGCCATGGCATGTTCCGCCGTCCAAACTCCAACCATCAGGGTGACATCAAATATTCTCTCAAAGATGGGTTTCACTATGGCATCCATAGCCGAGGAAAACCACCCCGCAAGAGTGCTCTGTGTACTGGTGAGGAACGACATCACGGTCGACTTCAGACAATCCAGGATATGTGTGATCTTTTCCCAGAGACCTGTCGCCGAATTGATTGTTGTGTCTTTGATGGCGCTAAAAATACCCAATATACCGCCAGTTCCAACAACTCCGCCCTGAGCTACATAGGGGGTGACACATCCCTGGGCCTTGAAGATCGGAACATACACGCGATGCAGATCCGCTACTTGCTCGCGGAGAAGGCGAGGGGGGCTCTTAAATAGCGACACCATGATGGGGGTGCCATATAACGCGCGGACGATTCTAGCGCAATTTATATGATCGATATTGTAATTGGCAAAAACCATCCTGCGAACAAACACCACCCACTCTCTGGCATGGTCCAGCCGATGGACGGCACATCTGTGGTGATTGGCCATTTTGTGGTAGACACATCCGCTACGCCCGTGCACATGATCGACCGTGCAACGCCTTTGCAACTGAGCGGCGAGCGAAAAGCGGGGACAAGCAAGAGAGTCGTGAAAGAATTCTCTGACCAGGGCTGCGTCGAGACGCGCACAGTCGTTTTCGAACTCGTCTAAGCTCTTCCAACGTTCAGACTGGGGGCACCGGAAAGACCAGGCGACCTTGGAGAACTCTATGGTTTTAGGGAACCACTCTGGCGAGTCCCTATCCTCAACCAGGAGGAAAGGATCCTCGACCCGGTAGAAATCTGACTCGTCATCATCAAACTGGATAATTGGCACACACAGCGAACGGGGGAGTGTCAAAAGGTGGGCTTGTCTCACATTGATTACCGCGGGCATGCGCAATTCTTCTCCGACGACATGAACCGTGGGCTCATACTTAACGTCTTCTAGCCTCTCCAAGAACTCACGGTATGGCTCAGAAATCGGAGCACTTGCGTCAGGGTATTTCGGGCGCGCGTCACGAGCGAGCTTTTGTGTGGTGGTGAGAGGGTGGGCGGAGAGCTCAGGACGCGGTCGAAGTGGGTGCATCCAGAGAAGCACCGAGGCCTCGAGAGGAACTGATGGCAACTCCTCGGAACGGAGCAGATCTCCTTGGGCCACCATGTGCTCAAGCTCAGGTTCCGGTTCTATTTTCCAGAGTGGATAGATTACGAAATCGGACAGGGGGATCTGCGGATAATCGGGTTGGTAAAATAGAGTCCATCCATGTATCTGCGGGTGCTCTCCGAACCAATTTGCGACTTCATCGCTGACGGAGAAGTACATATCCTGAAGCCCACTTTCGAGAAAGGTTTCATAACTCACAGGGGCGAAAGATTCCTCGTCGTCGTAAAAACCCCACGCGTATTGATCTTCTTCGGTGGGTTCGACCAAATCGGGAACACTATCCACCTGACGCAAACGTCTGAGACGCTCCACTAAGTCCATCATTCGTTCGTCCAAATCGTGCAACTCCAGATCGTCTTCCGAGGGCGTTTCTCCCGATGTGCGTGGCGTAGGGTCGATAGAAGGATCACACGAATCATAGTCCTGGCCTTGTGCGACCATTTCGTTGATGAGAACACAACCGTAAGGGGGGGCCGAATGATCGGCAGCTTGCTCAAAGTCGGCCAGCTGGTCGACCCGCGTCATGGAGACGGGGGGGGATCGTGCGACGAGGTGACTATCGAACTCGAGTAAAACGCTCTTAAGAAAATGGTAATGATTGGAGACGTCATATATGCAGGCCGGACACACTTGAGTGTCGGATGTTATATGGCCTAACCAGTTGAAATCGCGTAAGATATATCCGTCCGGGTCGCCGTAATTCTCCCACCAGACCGAAAGGTCGAAGTCGGGGAACAGGAAAGCCAGATAGTTGAGGAAGGATCGCAGATCTTTGTTGCGAACCCGCGAGAGACGTGCATGCCAGGGTGTTTGGCCGATGCGACTCCACACGTCGCGCACGTCCTTTCGTCCGGCGAGGGTGGTGTAGTAGGCCAGACGCTTCGCCATTTGGCCTCGCACGAACCCCTGAAAAATGAGCACGCTGGTGTTGGGGGGAGGCAGACCGCACGATGTCGAAAGGGTCGTCCACAACAGTGGAGGGGTCCAGCGAGGAAATCCCGGAGGTGGTGGAACACATGTGGCATCCTCGAAATACTGATTCAAGCAACAAACCAACCCCCCGCGGCTTCCCCCTCCGGGCCAAAGGGCGGTATTCACGAGGAGGCTGATTCCTGCGGGTCCCGCTCCGCCTGCTTGAATCAGTATTTCGAGGATGCCACATGTGTTCCACCACCTCCGGGATTTCCTCGCTGGACCCCTCCACTGTTGTGGACGACCCCTGGTGTTGGGGGGAGGCAGACCGCAC